GCAGTCAATGGCAAGTTACCATTCGTATTCTCAATAACTCCTGCCTCTGACTTCTCTGTCGATCCCATCCTGACATTCATAGCGTCAATGTACTCCCCATCAGGGACTACTCGCTCATCGAATGTCTTATTCATTTTACCGGCAATAAAGTTCCTTGTAAAATTCGCCATTGTTATTTGATTATCTTATCCATTCCTCTCAAATTCATTAAGAGCCTTCCTGGATGAATGTTGCTAATTCTTATTTTTGCATTTCTTAAAAGCGCCTGCTTCTCCTTTCTAGCTCTCGCCACAATGTACTCCTGTACACCAAGCTTGCTATTTAATATCTCATACCTGATATAGGCGTACACATACTGCTCAAACAATTTGTTTACTGAGATAGCTGAGTTGTCACCATTCTCCATACCATCAGACACATACTCAAGGATAACTGTAGCGCATCTGTTATGGTGATGATGAGGGTTGTCTTCACAGTTGCCATATTGCCAATTACCAGTGTGTAAAATTGCGCTGTCAAAGTTTATGACCCCAGCCTTCTTGTCAATATTGAACGTAGGATTGCGATTAGCTGTCTCAGTGTTCAACCCGAAGGCACCACCAAAGCCATACTCAAAGTACCACATCCCATCAACACACCAACCATAGTGCCCATCGAACTGATGGCCATGGTTTAGGTAGATGCTCTTTTTCATATTATGCAACCTATCGTAGTCAATGTTTGAGTGCTGTGGCTCCAAGATGTTACCATTTTGGTCAAACAGAATATTGCAATCATTGTCCTGCAAATACGCCTTTGATGATAGTGTTTGTATATTCTCAGAAAGAGGCAACAGAGTTCCATTCACATAAAGCGAGATGCGCACCCAGTTGACAAAGTCATGCGGCAGCACATAGCGTAACTGGTCGCAGACGCTAAGCTCAAGGACTTTAATCTCCTTGAATGCGTCATAGTTCAACTCCTGGATAGCTCTCTTTGCGTGGAACAATGTCTTATATCGCTCCTCGTTATTGACCAATGAGTGGTTGCCGGTATACATCAACTGAAAGTTGTTGACGATGTCGAACAGGCTAACATATTGATACGACCCCCAATTGGCATCCGTTGGATTATTGCCATTATTGGTGTAATACTGAAAATTTGATATATATGCCATTTGTTATGAATTTGCTGATTGTTGTTGCTCTTGAGACATAGCGAATTGAGCCACCTCAGTCTCGCGAATGCTAATGCCACAGTACTGTAATATTTTCATTACAAGCTTGTACTCATCCTCAAGCGGCAGGTCAAAGTCTTGATAGTCAGGCTGTGATTGGTCAAATACAGGCTCACCACTAGCAAGTGAGATGTACGTCCATTTCGGTGGCCTTGGGTATGCAAAGTAAACTGCCTGCACAGCGCCATACCCCGACACGCTAACTGGATACACAGTAAGAATATTGCTATTAGACAATGTGTACGCAGGATACTGAGCAGATGGAGTAGTGAGCAGGGATTGGTTTAGCATAAGTATTTTACCCATTGTCACCTTCTCAGCCTCGCTGATCACTGATGCCTTATATACCTTATAGTCTTGGCCTATAGCCGTAAAGATGTCATCTGTTATGTCAAGGGCTGTAGCTGACACGCCTGTCACGAATGCACCCTCATAGAGAGTGGTATTGACAACTACGTCACCAACAGATACGCCTGCCGTTACAAAGCTCGCACCGGCATCTATCAATTGGTATGACGGTACAGTGTTTGTATTAGCTCCTGATGCCAACACAGTTGTGTAACAGTTGACTCTATTTATCAAGTAGTAGTCAGACCCTGTTGTTGTTAGCGATGGAGCGAAGAAATTATTTCCGATATACCCTGATGCCGCAGGGCTTGGTACAAGGAACTTAGTAGTAATAAATGTCTCTAGCAGCTCTGCTATAGGTTGCTCTAAGTCTGCATAGTCAGTACCTGCCATGCGACCATTCTCCATATTTATAACCTTGTTGTATGTCGCAAAGTACTCCTCAAATATCTCCATCTGAGCTTGCAATGCATACAGGTTGAAGTCAGCCGGTGAGATGTACCCATAGTTGTTCTTGTTCAGAACAGACTGCACTGTATTTCTTACTGAGTTGATCATTCTCTATTTTTTTACAAATATAAAAAAAAGAGGGCATATATTTACACCCTCTCTTACTATAACTCTAAAATATTTTCACTTGACTACGTTAAGTATGTCTCTAACATCTTTAGCGCATCAAGGCCTTCGTCACTTTGTAAGAACTGTCCAGCAAAATCATGTGGGTCAGCACCGAATGGTATTGAACACATTTTCTTTTTGTTGGATGGTGTTGTAAACCAAATCTCTCTGTCATTATTGCGGAGAGCCAATAGTCTCTTTTCGAAGAATAGCATAATCTTGCCTTGGTATTTTAACTCAGGGTCATTTATGGTTTGCATAAAATCCCTTGGGTTCATCTTGGCAAAAATAAGCATATCTCTTTTTAATTCTGCTGTTGAGATGGCAGATGGGTCCTTACCAAATAGCACCCTTGTCATAATCTCAAGCTGCTCAATGCTTAAACCTCTTGCTGCAATCAATGCATCTACCTCAATGTTCAAGTCCTCAACTTCTTCAAATGCCTCTTTTTCTTTATCTACCTCTTCAAAAATCTTTCCATTCAGTGGATGATAATGCATGAATGCTTGCAAAGAAGGATTTGTTTTTGAAACTCTTAAAAGTCCATCTTCAAAGATAACAGGTTCTAAAATTGCATTGCCATCTTGCTCATCCTCAAATGGTGTCTTTTGGTTTGATGCATATCTCAGCGCTCTGTTTACATTGTTCTTCTCATCATACCACATCAATGGAAACCTTGGATGATTTCTTGATGCCAATGTGTATGATAATGGAGCTGATTGACCTTTTAATCTATATACCTTATCAGTAGGTACCATTTTTTTTATCTCAGACATATATTTAATTTGATTTAATTTAAAAAAAAGGAGAGTGCCATAAGACACTCCCCAGTATTCACCTTATTAACCGTATCTAAACAAAACGAAGTTATTAGCACCAAGGGTACAAACACAACGCTCAGAAAGGAAGTTTACTTCCATTGCATCCAAGTCGCTAGTAGCAGCACCACCGGCAGAACCTGTAATCCAAGTCTTGTATCTACGATCCTCAGACTCAGTTGCGCGGTAGCGAACGTGAAGGAATGGACGCTTAGCGTTTTTGCCCATAATCTGGTCGTAAACAGAAGTTGAACCGGCAGGAACCATAAGACCTGTTACTGTGCCAGCAGCTAAATTATTATTAGTAGAAAGACCGCCACGCATAGTTGGGTCGTTCAAGTACTTCCAATCTGATTTGTAGAAGTCATAACCACGTCTGAAGCCTGAGAACCCAAGATTCAATGCCATAGTTACGTCATTGTCAAATAGACCGTAAGAAGCACCATAAGAAGGAGCGCCAGTTACAGTACTTGCACCGTTAAGGCCTGCAAGCATACCGTCAATATCAAAGCTCAATTGACGATTACAGAAGATAACATTCTCCTCAATAGCTCCTTGCTTGTCAAGACGCTGTACGATTGTATCCCAATCAGCAAGAGATGTTGGCGTACCACCACCCCATACGTTACCACGGCTATTTACAACGTAGAAGATACCTTCAGATCCATCTGCAACGGCTGCGTTTGTAACGTTTTGCATTGGAACGGCTTCAATCATAGCTGTTTCAAGGTAATCCTCAAAGCGAAGACGAGTCTCATGCTCTGATTTTAGGTACCAAAGATAACCAGTAGCACCGTTCTCAGTTGTAACCTCAACCCATCCAATCTGAGCCATGTCAGAACCATTTACAGCGTAACGATCTTTTAGGATAATTGGCTTGTTAGAGAAGATTGAATCTTCTGAGTCAAGAGAACCAACCATACCTGTAGTTCCTTTTTTAAACTCAGAACCATAGATAAATACAGTACAGCTACTTCCAGCACCAGCAAATGCTTGACCGCCAACTTCATAATAAGCAACTGTAAAAGTACCAGCTACAGTTGTGCTGCCTGTTTGAGTAACAGCAGTAACAATACCTTTGTTTGATAAAGCTGTAGTTGCATCCTGAATAAATACTGTTTGTCCAACTCTAATTGCAACTGTAGCAGGGTCTCCCACACCACCAACATTCACCGCAGGAACTGTATAAGTTGCAGTAGCCGCAGCAGCTGCACTCGCTGATGTACATCCTGTGTATTTGATGTGCAAACGACCTTGCTCAGCCCATTTGATTTGGTCAGAGTTTGAAGGCATCTCAGCACCTACAAGGCGCAAGAATGATGCAATT